CACATCTCCTTCTTTCTGTTGCTGTATCATTTATTTTTTGAAAATCAGGTATACTACTAGATGTAAATTGACCTATTTCCATCTGTAATCCTGTCATTTTAATATCATTATCAGTATTATCAAAAAAGTTATTAGGTGTATTACTTGTATGTGAGTTTGCACTTGTAGTAGATTCCCAATTTGTTGCAAGTGTGCCAGATGTAAAATCTGAACCTCCACTTATTGTTGTTCGCCATCTTAAACCTTCTCCAATATCACTATTAGGACTATTTCCTATATCAGGTGGAAAAGTTAATACATGTCTTGTCCATGATGTTGATGTTGTAAATTCTTTTCGTATATTTCTTGAATTATCACTATTAATAAATCCTGTTGTAAATTTAAATGCTTTATTTGTTTTCATATAAAATGAAACTGTAATATATTTAGCAGATGTATTGTTTGAAGTATCTGACCAATTTAATAAACTTGCAATATCAAATGCTTCTACTCTATAATCTATATTAAAAATACTACTATTTGTTGCTAAACTAGCTTCTGCTGTTGTACAGTCAAGATGTAAACATTTTGTAAAACCTGGCAAGTCTGTTATTGCTAAATTAGCTGCCGTATATCTGCCGGCACCTGCTGTTACTGTATGTCTTATTCTATCATGAATAATATAACCCTCATCACTATCACCTAAACCGGTAAGTGTATTATTAGTTTCATAAGAATTATTTCTTAAATCTCCATTAATAACGATAGGATTTGCATTAGGTCTATTTAGACCTTGGTTTACTAATGTTCCTACTACTCTTGATAAATTTCTAGCTGCTGTCATTTTTTATAACTCCGCTCTGAACCATGTATATGCAGCTGTATTATTAGTAGCTGCAACAGCTCCTACACCTTGTGTTATTCCACCAGGATAACTAACATACATTGCATATTTTTTTGTTGTACAATATGAATGAATTCCTGTCATTCCACTAAAATTACTACTACCATCAGCGTCTCTAACTTGATAATAGTTTGTGGCATTATTTAAATCTAATGTTGGTACTGCTCTCATTTCAACAGGTGTATGCACAAAAACATCTAAAGTATTTCCTGAAGCTGCACTACCCTGCCCTAAAAGAGCATACTGTTGGTCGGCACCATCTGCAAAAGCAAAAAAGTATCTTTGACATCTCAGCAATTCATCAGAGTGAGACATATGTCTAAATGTTGGTAATGATGTAGAATCATATTCTCCAATCTCCATTTGTATACCTGTTAATAAAAAATTATTATCAGTACTATCTGCTAAGTTTACTTGTCCTACAGCTCGATTAGCTTCTACTTTACTTCCCCATGCAGTTTGTAATGTGCCACCACTCCAGTCGCTTCCACCACCCATCCACCAAAACATCTGCCAGCTTGAACCATTGTCATTACCCAATGCACCTGTTGTGTCAGCGTCAATAACAATTACTTTCTTTTCCCAAGTATTTGCTGATGAAATTGTATATGCCTTTGATATACTTCTAGTGTTATCATTATCTACTACATTAAAAATATGTGTTCCTGTTTTTCCAGATTTAACCCAAAATGCAACAGTAACTTTTTCAGCATCCGAAGTTCCTTTTTTTAAACATTGAAGTTGTTGTCCTTCAAAAAACTGAGCAACATACATTATGTCTCCTGCAGCTAATGAACCATCAGCTGTAGTACAATCTAACTTTATTGACTTTTTAAATCCTTGACCTGAAGGAACATCTGTGTCTTGTGAAATTGACCATGTTCCTATGTTAGACATTCCAATTTTATATCTATCCGGTCCCCACCATCCAGTGCCTGTTATACCAGTATAACTTCTTTGTTTTTGATGAACCATCATTGCACCATTCATAAATAACGGTACAGTTGTTTTAGATTCTACCGCCTGTGCTGTTGGTGATAATACTAATAAGTCTGCTGTGTCTCTTGCTCTAGTCATGATACTATTTATTCATCCGTGTCTGTTTCTGGGTTATATTTCTTAGAATCTTCAAAGAAATCTATGTTTGTTGTAAACCCAAAATCATCATCAGCGTCTGCACTTGTAGGATTAGGGGTTGTTGTAACTCTTTCTGTTCTTGCCTTATTTGTTGTATCTGTATCATCATACAAGTCAATCTTAACTTCTTTAATAGTTTTACTTGTATTATCAGGACCAAATAGATAAGTCTTAGCAGTAAAATTCAATGTATAGATAACTGCTCTTCTTGTTGTGTAACTGCCATCATAAGTATCTGAATATTGTATACTATTTAAAACAATAGGCACATCTCTTTTAATATTTAATTCTGGTACTGCATTTACTGTTACTGTATAGTCTGGTTGAAAGAACGGTATTATTTGTTCTACTATTTGAAGACCAGCTTCAGCACTTGCTGTAAATGAATATAAAGAAAAATTTAAATTATACGGAACAGGTGTATAATTAAAATTCATCACTTTACCATCTACTTCAGATTTAACAGTTTTATATTTTTGTACTCTTGTAAGTTTTCTTTCACCATCATATGATAGACCTGTTATCTCAAAAGATAACTTAGGTAAAGTAACTGCAAATTGTCTATCAGATAAATTTGGTTGTTGTTCTAATCTTGTTAAAAACTTTTCTTTAGGTGCATATGCTAATGGCACTTTAATAGATTGTACTACTTGACCACTAGAATTTCTTCTTTTGATTTGAATGTTATTAAAGATTTGACCAAAGGCAATAGTCATTCTTCTCATTGTCTGATTGTAAAAATAATCTCCGAACATTAGAAGTCTACCTCACCAAATGGATTGCGTTCTGTAAAGTCTAGTATATCATCACCCACACTTGCTGTATCAAAACCTGCCTCACTATCTAAATCAATATTATTTGCATAAGGTGATTGTGTTTGCAATGCATAAGTTTCCATTAAGAAGTAGTTAGCGTCGCCACTTGCTCTATCGTTTTCAAGTAGTAAAGCACCATCTTCGTTTTCTAAACTCATTTGATGTGCCATCATATCAAGTGAGAATTTATCTTCTGCACTATCAATATCTGCAACGCCAGTATCAAGTCTTTCAGATGAGTACTCGAATCTAGTTACTCTCAATTTGTAAACAGGTAAGTTGCCTAATTGAAAGAATGGTTCTTGGTCTTCAATAAATTGAATCTCAAAGAAACTATTCATCAAAGGCATATAAATGATATCGCCTTCATTAGGTCTATCAGAAACTATTTGTGTAGCAGGGTCTCCGACAATATCTTCCCACCTTCTTTTAGATACAGTAAATGTTGTATCTTCTCTTATTTCTAATCCGAATTTAGATATTAATTCTTGTTCGCCAGCAAATCCTTCAGTAGAATCCATATACATTTCACATAGATAAGCTGCATTAAATTTACTTGCAACATCTTCGCCAAGTATAAGGTCTTTGTTTACTAATGTTCTAGGTAGGTAATAGACATCATGTCCATAGATTTTCAAACCTTCAATAATTAAGTTTTCAAAAAGTTTTTTTTCTTCTGATGAACCTATGCCATTTCCACCTTGAAAGTAATGATTTGTTGGCATGGTGTTATCCTAATATTAAGTGAGGTGGTTCCTCGTAATTACTTCTGACTTCTTGTTCTAGTTTTAATATTTCTGATTCTGCCTGTTGCATGATTTCCATACCATTAAGCGATACACCACCAATCATAGTAACACCAGCAAATTTAGATAAGTTTTGACCCCATTGTAATTTAAATTTTTGAGTAACATATCGTTTTACCCATATGTCATTAAAAACATCTGTGTATGTAGCAGGGTCTAATTTTCTATAACAGTCAATAATTAAATACTCATCAACATCTAAATCGTTTGTCCAATCCATATCAATGTATAATCTATTGTCTAGTTGATTATATCTAATAGGTTTTTCACCTACTAATATATGGTCTAAGAAATCTAAGTGTCTTAATACAACATCATAATTAACTACTGATGTTGAAGAAAAATCGTATAAGTCATTTAATCTTAATTGATATCTAACATCAAATAAATTTAAGTTACCTTTATCTGAAAAAGGAAATATATTTGTAACAGCAATTACTGTATCAGGTATAACAAGATAGTTGTCTTGTTCAAAGTGTGTAGTTGATACACTACCTTCTTCTAAATCAGTAGCAGATTCAGTACTTCTAGTTTTATTTTGTAATCTTGCCTTATCATCTGATGTAAGTTTATATTTTAGATAAGTTCTACGAATACCATCTGTGTGATATTGTGCGAAATATTGTAAACTCTCATCTAGTCTATCTTCTAGTTGGTCTTCATCAACATTTATTTCTATTACAGGTTTACCTAATGCTCTTAAAGCATACTGTTTTAGTGTTTCTCTTGTATTTGGGTTTGCCATAATTCTTCTCTTTTACTATATTTATATGATTGTTATTATGTTGCTAGTGATATTGTTCCGTTACTCCCCACTATTGGCATTTCTGCAAAAGCCATATACCAATAAATATTGCCATTGCCATTTCCTTTACCATCTGTAGT